GTGATCAACGCCGTAGCGCTGGAGCCCGTGCCCTCAGTGATGCCGGTGCCGGTCAGCGCGTAATTAAAGGCGCTACCGCTAAAGCTGATCTTAGGCTCTTCGCCGCCGCTGCCGCTGATGGTCATCTCTTCGACGTAGGCACCAAAAAGATCCTCCCTAAAAACACCGTTGGCGGTTCTGGCCATATGAACAGTGGGCAGCGCGTTGGTGTCAGTAAGGTTGTAAGTCTTGGCCACTGAGGCGCCGAAAGCTCCGCCCATTGCACCCTCGATCAGTGGGTCGATATCTGGCGCAGTCGTCCCACCGGCTGGCAGAATGTAGCTTTCACATGACCAGCTAACCTCTTGCTTGCCCGTGATGCGTTCTTGCACCGACCGGGTGGAGCGTGAGTCCATTCGGTCATTTCGCGCAACCGTGAACTCCATGGATGTACTCAAGACCTTGGCAGCATCGGCGCCAGCAAGTACCTCCTGCGAGTCGGTGCCGTAAGCGCCGCCCGCTGCGCTTTCCTTTTTGCAGAAAAATCTTAGGTTTCTTCCGAGTGCATGATCTGTTGACGCGCCCATTATTCAGCTCCATCCGTTTGCGGCGCCTTGGGCTTCTTAGCCCGCTTTGCCGCTTTCTTTTTTGTCGTTTCAAAAAGGCCCGACGCAACCAGCGCCGCCGCCTCATTTTCGGGCAGGTCCAACTCAGCGCCCGGCTCTACCAGATTATCGCCATGCCTTATCGGGTTGGCTCCCACATACTTAACTTTCATCAGGTCGATCCCGTCGTACGCACATAGCGGATTTGTGTCTGCATCAAAAAGCTGCCATCACCAAAAGCATCAGGGTCGCCCTCGTCAGTTTCCACGCTTAATGCTGTGGTCGATATCGCATTGGCGCCCCGCGTGGTGTCCACGTTGAGCGCCGCAATCACATCGTCAATCAAGTTGTTGATTTTGGTTTGACGGTCGGCGAGGGTATCGCCTGATATGTGGCCGATAACTGACATATTCATGATGTTGTAAACGTTGTCGCCGGGCTGGTGCTGCATGGTTTCCGATGTTGGAACGTATCCAATGAATGGACGCTCTCCGCTTTTCACATCGAAGTAGCCACGCGCTAAAGCCTGCACCAGTGTAACCGTGGTCTTGTATCCGTTGCCCGTTGTGATGGTTTCGAAAGTCGTCTGGAGGTTTTCCAGGATAAGCTTGCGCCCCGGGGTTGCCACATCAGCCCCCTATGCCCATCGCGGTCACTACCGCATTATCTATGATTTCCACGATTTCAGGTGTGGCAGCTTTGACGCCCTCGGTGATGTAGCCGGTCGGCTTGATGCGAACATGAGCCATCAGGGTATATGCAAGCTGCCCCGTGTTCTTATCCACCAGGTAGCCGCGCAGCTTGCCGGGTTGGATTGCGGGATAGAATTTTAAGAGCGTGCGCCCAGGGTCATAGTCACGCGGAGCAATGCCCACCTGGTTTCGCATGATTGGTGAATAGTCCCGGTTTGGAATCGCCAGGGCCTTGACGCGCTTGGGCCTAATCACTCCGCCGGTTTCTTGGATCATGGCGTAAGGTAGCAAGTTGAAAACGTCGACCTTGAAACCCTTATCGCCAACCTTAACCGGCCCAACGGTCCATGCTCGAAGCAATGCGCCCGTGGGGTGCTTGTTCAAATTTCGGACAGTGCTTTCTGCCAGGTGGGCGTTCAGTGCGTGCCCGGCCTCCAGCATTTTGCGCGGCATCTGGATGCCCATGCGCTCTACAAATTCCGTGGCGAATTCTTTGTATTCGTCTTTGATTGTGAGCTTGAAATCTTCCGCCATGACTCACGCGCCCTTGTTATCAAATAGTCCCAGGCGGAACGGCGTGCGGGGCAGGTCGGAATCATCGAGGTTTGAGTCACGCTGAGAAATCGAGCCACCACCAAAGAAGACATCGGTATCCCCACGGGCAGCTTGGGCGCGCAGCTCTTTGAGCAGGTCACGGTAAAACTGTGTTTTCTGGGAACGGGGCCCGCCAAGCCCAAGGGCTGAGCGGTCTATCTCTCGGGCAAACTTTGCCAGAATACCCTCGACGGCATCAATGGCCGCGAGGATTGGGCTGGCTCTGGCATCAAGCAGGGCATCGAGTAGCTCGTCACTTAAGAGCTGGTCGTTGGTGTCAACGTCGCCAATGCGAAACCGCAGCTTATCGCGGTCTGTGGTCAGCGCGTCCGAATAGCTCCAGCTCATTTACTCAACCCTTTTGCGAGGTCGCCCCCTGCCGCGTTTTGGTTTGGGTTTCCCCATGTCAGCAAGCAAACGATCGGGCACCTCAACGAGCGTGCCCGATGTAATCATTCGCCTAAAAGCTGGCCACTCGCGGGCATCAGGTAACGGCGTCCAGGCCCTAACGGTCCCGTCATTCGTTACGATGTCCCGCGTTGGGAAAATCATTTTTATGCCACGGCCTCATTAAAGAACACGCCCAGGTCAGCGCCGGTTACTTTAAAAGCAAACGCTGAGAGGGTTTCGATTCTTTCACTGTGGTTGGCATCCATGCGGTAACGCAGGGTGCGCAGGCCTTCGTACTGGTCTGCGCCAGCCACGCCTGTAAAGCTGAACATATAGCCCGCCGCAGGTGTGAGAAGTCCCGGGGCATCTGGCACGTAGCACAGAAGCGCATCGTCAGCGTCAAACACTGGCGCATAGGATGCGGTTGCACCCTCTACCGCTGTGTTGCTGATGCTGCCCGCAACAATCACGCGGTCAACGTCAAACAAAGAGGCCATCAAGTCAGTGGTCAAGATTCCACGCTCGGTGTATTTCACTCTATCTAAGAGATCGTCCGAGTCGCGCAGGGCGGTGTATACGTCTTTTCCAAGCAGGAGCGTATTGGGGCGCCGTCCAGTTTTTGACTCGACCGCATCCTGCTGCGCTTGAATATCTTTGATAGGCGTGCCACCTGACGCGCTCCACAAAGTAGACGGGGTAATATCACTGCCGCTTGTGGAACCAGTCCAGACGCCAGTGGTAAAAGCCGCCGCTGCAAAGACCTGATCACGCTTCAGTAGAAGCTGCTCAGTAATGTAGCGGGTCGCGCTCGCGAGGATATCAACGCCCTCGTCAGCATTCGCAACGATGTAATCGTCGATGTCCATGTGCACGCCGTACTGTTCACAGGTGAACGTTCCGGTACTCATGCTGAAGTTTGCGCCTCGGGTCGGTGACCCTGTGCCGCGCAAATCTGCCTGGCTTCTCAGCCATTGGGCCTTGTCAAACACATGATACTTGTTCGAGAGAAAATTTGAGTTAATGCTCTTAAAAATTTGAGCAGAAACGAATTTATCAGTTTCTTGTGCATAGGCAATGGATACATTTCCTAAAGCCTGATCTACATGGACTTCTGAGGTAGTGAGTGGCATGTCCTAATTCCCCTTATGCTGCACGCGCAGGTGATGCGCAGTTAATGGCCGCTGTCCCAACTTCACCAGCGCCGCCGGTTGCGGTGAGCATAGTTCCACAAATAAATTCGCTGGTATCTGTGCCAGGGATTTTTTTGTCGGCCTGCCCGTCAAGGCTAGGCCCGATGAGATTGTTCTCATCCAATGCTGCGTTTGAGCTAATCTTGGAGATGCCGACAACCATCACGGTAGCCGCTTTGCCGGACGCATCAGGTGCGTTCTGAAGAACCCCGATGGGCCGGTCAGTGACCGCATTGCATACGCCCACCTTTCCGTCCGCGTCTATTTCCACAAAGTAGTATTGACTCGATGACAGGTCTGCATTTGCCGTTAGGGTAATAATTATAGATTGCCCGTTAGATTCCCACGCCATGATCAGCGCCCTCCATTTTTAGAGCGCTGATCGGAGTACTCCGCATAGAGCGCTGGGTTAGTTTGAATTGCTTTTGTGATGGCCTGCGGCATGGTCAGCGACCCGCCGCTTGATTCCATCTCTGATTTGGCCACTGCTTGGATTTTTGCCCACGGGTCGCCCGCGTTCATGTCCGGGATGCTGCGCCCAGCTTCGACCAGAAGCGGGCCACCCTGCAATGCTGCGCTTGCAGCTTCGAGGGCTTTTTCAACACGAGCGCCAAGCTCTCCGTTGCGTGCCTTCGCATCAATTACCAGATCAACGATCTGGTCGAGGCTATGGCCAGGTACGTTGCAAAGCGTTTTCTCTGCTTTTGCGATGTACTCACGGCGGGCACGCTTGGCGATTTCCACGCCTAACTCAGTTTCGAGCTTTTCGCTTTTCTTCACCAGGTCCTGATTGGACTTCCAAATGGCTTCAAGGGCTGCACGCGCAGACGCTGGCAGTTCAACGGACTTCAGAAGGCGCTCTTCGTCGGAAAGCTTTGTGCCCTCTGATTCTTTGCCCTCTTCGAACTCGTCTTGTGCTGCCTCGATTTTTACCTCTTCTTTTTCTTCGACCTTTTCACCTGACGCATCCCGCAAAGCCGCGAGGGCTTCGCCGATTGGCATCATGTCAGAATAGGCTTCGAGAAGTTTCATAGCGGCCATCACGGCCTCTTTGGCGTCGTCCGGCATCTCAGCTTTTAGAATGCTTCTAAGCTTCTGCATGGCATCGCTCTGCCCCTCAGCTTTCAGCACTTCAACCAGGATTTTATCCATCGTTGTATTGCCCCTTGATTTCAAAATCGGAAATCGTTTTTTTAAATTGGCCCCCGCTTCGACAAGTGAAACCTCTAGGGTTTCAACGTCTTTAAGCGAAGTGATCCGGCGCTCGCCCATGGCTGCCCCGCTTTCGTTTTGGTGATTGGTGCCCTGACTCGGGCGAATGGGTCAGAATCTCGACCCGTGCAAATTATCGTTGATTTTTAAGAAGTGGTCAACCATTTAAAAATTCAACCGCCGGCAAGCTGCTTTCTTTCATCGGCTCGCGTGTCCCAAATCCGCCGATTGAAAAAGCATTAAGCTCGCCGCTCTTCACTTTGGCCCAATGCTCTGGGCTCAGCTTCACGCCCAGAACCCACGAGCCGGAATGTACAAAGTCATCGCCAAACGGCGTGCGCCTTGCTTTGTGTGGCTTGCCGTCAACGGCGCCACGGTAATCTTCAGAGCTGGGGTATGGATGGATCCACGACTCAACCACCTGCGCATCAATGCCCCCGTTATGCTCAACGCCCACGGCCCGGCTTGACGCCATCCATTTATGGGCTGTCTCCTCAATCACTGAC